ACACGGTGTCGTTGATTGCGGCCATTGCAGCTATGGCGGCGAATGATCCTAATGCCATTATGTTGCTGCTTCCGACCGATGACGACGCCCGCGGCATCGCAGTCGACGAAATCGACCCGGCGTTCAAGAACAACCCGCATTTGCGCGGCCTGATGGCTACGGGGCGGTTTGACGGTCGCAATACGCTTACCCAGCGCACTTTGCCGGGCAACGGCTCGCTGAAGATCAATTCGGCCCGCTCGCCGAACAACCTGCGCCGGCACACGGTGCGGACGCTGTTCTGCGACGAGGTGGACGGCATGAAGCCGACCGCCGAGGGTGACGCGCTCAAGCTGGCCGAGAAGCGCACGCTGTCGGAGGCTGATCGAAAGATTGTCTTCGGTTCGACGCCGACGGACGCCGACACGTCGATCATCTCAAAGAAGTACGAGGAGTCCGATCAACGGGTTTTCGAGGTGCCGTGCATCCATTGCTCCCGCGTCTTCGAGATGCAGTGGGAGCATCTGTCGTGGAAGCGCGGCGACCCGGAGTCTGTGCGGCTGATCTGCCCGCATTGTGAAGGCGCGATCGAAGAGAAATTCAAGCCTCAAATGGTCGAGGCAGGCGAGTGGCGCGTAACACGGCCGCACGTCAAAGGCCACGCCGGCTTCCGGCTCAACTCGCTGATGTCGCAGTTTGCGAACGCATCGTGGGTCGAACTGGTGCGCGAATACGAGCTCGCCGAGAAGAACGGCACACTGGAGATGCAGACCTTCCAGAACACCGTGCTGGGGCGGGTCTGGTCGAGTGCGGTGGACAACATCAACGAGAACCATCTGGTCGCCCGGCGCGAGCAGTTTGGTCTTCGTTGGAGTCACGAAACGAACGCCTGGCGGCAGGTTATTCCTGAAGACGTAGCCTATCTCACGGCCGGCGTCGATGTGCAGCCGGATCGCCTTGAGGCGACGCTGCTCGGCTGGTCGCGCAATCACAGATACGTGCTAGGCCATCACATCTTGCGCGGCGCGGCGACACTGACGACCACATGGGAAGAACTGGACGCGCTGCTTTCGACACATTGGCGGCATCCGCTCGGTGGTGAGATAGGCGTGTCGGCGGCTTGTGTAGACTCCGGCTACCTCACCCAAGTGGTCTACGACTTCGCAGAGAAGGTGCAAGGACGCCGAATTGTCGCTGTCAAAGGTGATGAAGGCCCACGGCCCATCCTGAAGGCGCAAACCAAGAAAAAGCGGAATTACACCGCCACACACTACATCCTTGGCGTCGATCAAGTTAAGACCGAAATACTGATGTCGCTGCCGCTGGCCAACAGCGACAGGAACTCCATCCGGTTCAGCGAAGATTTGGAGCCGGAATACTTCGAGCAGCTTGTCTCCGAGCGCCGCGAGGTCCGCAGGGTCGGCGACAAGAACATCGTCAAGTTCGTCGAACTGCCGAACCGGCGTCGAGAGGCGCTGGACTGCCTCGTTTACGCGATCGCGGCGAAGCAGCTTTGCCAGTTCGACTATGACAACCGCTACGCGGAACTCGACGGCTACAAGAAGCCGAAGCTGGACCTGAAGGGGCTGGCCGCGCGATTGAACCGATAGGAAATCGATGAGGCTCCGCGATCGTATAGGCCGGCTGTTCAGCTCGGCCACCGCGGCCCCGAAGGCTGCGTTTTTTCATAATGAGCGCACACCGCTCATGGCCGGATGGAACCCTGTGCTGCGTGAAACGCAGCAGGACGTGCAAGCCTCCTGGGAAAAAGCGGCGGCACGCGCCACGACGCAGATTCAGAATTCCGGCTTCGTGGCCGGCATCGTGGAAGTTGCGTCGGGGGGTGTCGTCGGCTCCGGCCTGCGCATGGCCGCCCGGCCCGATGCCGAAGCATTGAAATGGGACGAAGATTACGAGCGCATCTGGACGGCGGACGTCGAGGCGCGGTTCCGGGCGTGGGCGACGACGCCTGCCGAGTGCGATGCCGCAGGGCAGATGTCATTTGGCCAGATGCAGCAGGCGGCATTCGCCAGCTACATGAACTTCGGCGAGATACTGGCCCTCTTGCCGCTTGTCCGGCGCGGTTCCGGTGACTCCGCTTTCACCAAGGTGGCGCTTACGCCGCCGATGCGCCTGACGAACTACACCGCCAAGCATGACGGCTGGGTGCAGGGCGTCAAGGTCGATCGGTGGGGGATGCCCCTCGCCTATCGATTCCGCGAGGAAGATAAGACGTTGGGCTGGCGGGAAGTCGATGTTCGCGCTCGCGACGCCGACGGTCGGGCCAACGTGTTACTCATCAAAGATCCGTCAATCGCCACCACGCGCGGCATCACGCCGTTCGCACCGGTATTGAAGGTGACGCGGCAGGTCGACCAATACGCAGACGCGACGCTGACGGCGGCGTTGTTGCAGACGATCTTTGCCGCGACGCTGAAGACCAACCTGACCGGCATCTCGGCCTTTGAAGGCTTGATGACGCAGGGCGATACCGGCGCGCTCAATCTCAGTGCCTTTCTGGAGGCAAAAGGCGACTTCTACGATGGCGCCAAGATCGACCTGACGAAGCACGGCCGTATCGCGCAACTGTTCCCCAACGACGAGTTGGAGTTCAACAAGGCCGAGGCTCCTGGCCAGGAATACGATCAGTTCATGGGCTGGCTGCTGCGTGAGATCGCGCGCGGCGTGGGCGTGTCCTACGAGGCCGCGACATGGGATTTCCGTGGCGCCACCTATTCGTCCGTCCGCATGGCCAGTGCGTTGGAGTGGCTGACGGTCCTCCGTCGTCGGGAAAACCTGATCGTGCCGTTTTGCCGCGCGGTCTACGAGGCGTGGCTGGACGAACAGATCGAACGCGGCCTGGTCGACTTTCCTGGCGGTTACGCAGCGTATCGTACAAAGCGGCCGCTTGTGCTGCGCTCGACCTGGACGGGTCCGGCCAAGCCGCAGGCGGACGACTTCAAGACCGCGCGAGCCTACGAAGTTCGCAAAGGCATGCAGGCAACAACCCTGGCCGAGATTGCCGAAGAATACGGCCGGGACTGGGACGACGATGCGCGGCAGCGCGCCAAGGAAAACGCCTATCACGACAAACTCGGTCTGCCGCGGCCTTGGGCGCCGCAGGACATGATCGAGACGCCAGAAGGCCAGGAGTTGGCCTTGAAAGACCCCGGCAACGATAGTTCCGGCGAGCTGCAAGACCCGAAACGTAAAGGCGCGAAGAAGTCTGGTGGCGGGCGGCAGAAGTCGGGAGGTCGCAATCCCGCGGAGCGGGACCCAGCTGACACGAAGCTCGAAGCCGAATTGCACGAGGACGCGTGATGGCTATCGACTATGAAGCCATCTTCGGGACCGAGGATTACGACCCGTGTGCGGCGCTTCGCGCGTTGCGTCCGGCGTACATGAAACTGGTGGCCGGCGGCAGCGTCGAGCGCGTGTCGTTTCGCGATCGCACGACGACATGGCACGCGGCCGATCTGAAAGCATTCGGCGCGCTCATTGCCCAACTGGAATCCGAATGTGCAGCCAAAAGCGGCGTGCGCAAACGCTTTGCGATACAGGCCGGGTTTCGCCGGCAGTAGGAAATCAGCGAATGTCGGCACTCGAAACCGCGCTGTCGGCGCAATGGGCCATCATGCCCGATGCGCTCGACCGTATGCTGTCGATTGCGGACCGCGCGCATACCGTGACGCCGGAAGCGCTGGAGGCGTATCGAGCATCGCACGCAGATAAGGGCGAGCGCCTGACGGTACGGGATGGCGTGGCCATCCTCGACGTCTCCGGCCCTCTCTTCAAGAAGGCCAATCTGTTCGTTCATATCTCGGGGGCAACGTCCTACGAAATCTTGCGGCGCGACCTGCAAGTCGCTCTGGACGACCCAGCGGTCAATTCGATCCTGCTGAGCGTGGATTCGCCCGGCGGCGAGGCGAACGGGTGCGATGAGCTGGCGGCGGCCATCTATGAGGCACGCGGCAAGAAGCCGATCACGGCTTATGTCAGCGGGCAAGCGTGCTCCGGTGGGTACTGGATCGCTTCTGCGGCAGAGAAGATCATTGTGAGCGACCTTGCTGTCCTCGGCAGCATCGGCGTGGTGCTTGGCGTCACCGATCGGTCCAAGGCCGACGAGAAAAACGGCATCGTGCGGCGCGAATTCGTGTCGTCGCAATCGCCAGGCAAGCGCCCCGACCCGTCTACGGACACCGGCGCAGCACAGATTCAGAAGATGGTCGACGACCTCGCCGAGGTGTTCGTCGGCGCCGTGGCCAAGTATCGCGGCGTCGACCCGGCGACCGTGATCGAGAAGTTCGGCGCCGGTGGCGTCGAGATCGGCGCAAAGGCAGTCGCGAAGGGCATGGCTGATGAAGTTGGCCAGTTCGAAGCGGCGTTCGCTGCGTTGAAAACCCGCGGCACGCGCCGCTCCACGAAAACCATCGGAGACTTTTTCATGTCCGACAACACGACCGGCGCGGCTGTCGAAGGTTCTGAAAAGACCGTCGACGTCGCAAAGATTCAGGCTGACGCAGCAGTTAAGGCCACGTCCGACGCGCAGGCGCGTATCAAGGCGATTCTGGCGTCGGACGACGGGAAAGCCAATTCCCGCCTCGCCAACCATCTCGCCTTTGATACCAAACTCAGCGTGGATGAATCGCTCGCCATCCTCAAGGCGGCAGGGCCGGCGGACCCGGCCAAGGCTTCCGTTGACGAGACGGCCAAGAGCTACGAGCAGAAGAAGGCTGTAGCCGGCGCGCTCGGGCTGACCGCCCCTGGCGCCCGCGATGAGCAGCACAACAAGCCCGATGTGTGGGCGAAGGCAATCGCCTTGGCCAACCGCCGCTGAGCCGGTTCATCCAGGAGAGAATCACAATGGCAATTGTACTGACTGAAGGCCGGCACCCTGGTGAGGCCATCAT